TTACACCTTTTTTAAATAGTCTCCACTTACCCATCCGCTAGGTGTTCTCGCAAAACCATTTTTCCATTCATAAACAGTTACACGCGTTCCTCTTTCAAGGCATCCATCTTTATCTTTATCATGTTTTTGGCCATCTTTAGTTAATTCATTATGAGTTTTTCTTCGATAATTAGTTCCAGGACCAGTTCTTACTGATAAATCACTGGCAGTAACTTCATATGTTCCTGTTGGTCTTGAATTTGATGAAGTTGATTGTGATGGTTTAGTAGCAGCTGGTGCAGGTGCTGTAGCAACAGTTCCATTTACAATTGCATCAAATGGAAAATTAGTACCAGGACAATTTGTTGAACAAACATCTTTATGTTTTTGTACTTTAGAAATTCCATATTTTTTCTTTAAATAAGCTACTAATTCTCTACCTGCATTGATTTGAGCTTCATTCATTGTTTCTGTCATATATGAACCTTCAAAGCAAATTCCAATTGAATCGCTGTTTGAACCTTTAGCATGGCTTCCAACAACGCCTTCAGGTCTGCCTCTATAAATAGATCCATCTTTTCTTACAAAAAAATGATACCCAATACCTGCCCATCCATTTGCTAAATGCCATCTATGAATATCATCTGCAGTACATGATTTTGATTCAGCGTGGTGTAAAATAATTCTCTTTGTTGAAGTTCTATTTTTTAAACTACCATTCCAGTTATATGTTTTTTCAATAATATTCATTTTTTATTTCCTCCTTAATTTTCTTCTACAAAAGTCCAATCTTCTGATAACATATCACTTTGACTTGCTAACCATCCTAACTGCACACCGCTTGTGCCATGAAAAGCAATTGCTTTGTTTCCCATATCTACGTGATCTACATTAATAACTTCATCATTAGGTGTTTTGAATGATACATTTGTAGCAAGTTCAATGTATTGGTCTTTACCGTTCCATCCTTTACGTTTCACTTTCATTCCACGTTTTAAATACTTAATAGCTTCATCAAACCCAAAAGTGACCACTCCACCTAATTCAGGACAATTTTCTTCATCAGCAAGAACCCATCCATCATCAAGAATATTAGATAACGTATAAATAACTCTTTCAGTTTCTCTAATATCCATTTCTTTTCCATCTTTGGTATGCATGATTACAGTTTGTTTTTCATCATCCCAATACCAATAACCACCCCAACTTGGAAGTTTGATTTTTGCTCCACTTTGCATAAGTTTAAATGCTCTTTCAAATTTCATTTTTATAATCTCCTTTGTTCACTAATTCCGTTTTTCTACCGTTTCAAAACTGTTTAACAACCATTTTTTTCAATTTTTGGTCGTTATTTAAAATGAAAGAGCAGCCCTTTTCGACTACTCTATTTCTTTTAGATCTTCTTCATTGTTTAACTGTTCTAACGCAGTTTTGATTTTATTTGGAATTGGAACACCTAGATTAGAAATGTTTTCTAATAGGCTAATTCCTTCATTCGCAATATAGAAATACGCTACAAGCGTTCTAAATACCCAAGTGCCCCCATTTCCAAGCATACGATCTAATTCCACTCCTACAATAAGAACGGCTAGAATCATGCATTTTTTAATTAATCCTCTAAAGCCGACCTCACTATTAAGTGTTTTAATTACATAAGCATAAATTACACCTGTCACATAATCTAACACCATGAATGTAATTAAAATCTTTAAAGCTAAATCCCAGCCACCAAATAGATACGTAAAAAAAGTAGCTAAGATAGCTACTGCTGTGTTGAATACTTTTTCCATATTATTCATTTTCCTCACCTTCTACTTAAGAAATACAACACTGTATCCTTTTTCTAAGCCTGCAAATGTATCATTAATTGTATTAACAGTTAACATTGTATTTGCTCCCGTATAACTATCATTTTGTTGCTCATCTTTAACAACTACTCTAAATAACACATAATCTCCTGCTTTTAAATCCTTTGTATCAGTAATATAGAATTTATTAGCTTGTACATCATTAAATGTCTTTTCACTTACATCTAAGGTGTATACGTTTGTTTTGTTATCCATATTTTGTCTCCTTTTTTTAAGTTGTTTTGATATATTTCAATATTGCATAGCCTGTTGCATTTTGAAAACCATTTGATTTTCCAACTTGCAATATTAAATTTGTTTTAGTTATTTGAATAGAAATACCATCATGATCGTCATCTTTATGTGCACGCGGCATCATGTGGTTTGTTCCATCACTTGTTTTTATAAATAAATCACAACTCAATACTCTGTTTAAATCTGATATATTATGTGGTACATATTTATCCTCGCTATCAAACCCAGTTACGAGTATTACTTTGCAATATATTTTTTTACCATCTATCCAATATAATCCCGTTTCTTGTTCTTCTAAAGAAAAGTTAAGATTTAATAATGTATTTCCATTTGCATTAACAAATTGAGACATAAGTTCCTATTTGCTAGCAATCAGTATCCTATTACTTGATATATTGTTCCTTCAACTGCAGTTATATACGTACCACCAATGACTTTAGTACATCCGCTTAATGTAACATTTTTACCACTGAAAACAAGAGTCATTTCATATACTGTAACAGAAGAACCATTAGTTGTATGAACATCTGATAAATGTACTCTTGCACCTGCTTTTAATGACATTCTAGTACTTTTAGGATTTATCCAGTTATGACTTCTATAAAAGATTTCTAAATAGTCATAATTAGATATATCATCAGTTAATGTAAAATCACTTTGAGTTGCACCATCAAAAAGGACAGTACCAATTAGAATTTTAGTTCCATCATTTTTAACAAACTTTCCCATATCATGAGAATAGCTTTTATCTATGGCTAATATCTTCCAATAACTTTTGTAACAGTTGTACCTTGATTGTTAGATGAATTTGTCCATCTGCAATTATCAATGTGTAACAGTTTTGATGATTGAGTATATTTAAAGGACATATTAGTAACAGTCCAGTTGTTAACAACACCAGAATATATGATCTCTTCATCAATGATTGGTGCAATAACTGCGCTATTATCACTAATTATGATTAACTCTTTAAATTTCAAAGCATCATCATTTAATATTAAATCGTGACCATAGCCGAAATGACTACCACTCCAAAGAACAACATCAGCATTGATTTCATCTCCGCTAGAATTAACAAATTTAGCCATAAATAACACCTCTCTTTAAAGAAGCACAGCTATTCAACTGCACCTCCTTTTTTAGAGATAATAGGTAAAAGGATACTGTTTTTACTATTGCTAGTAAACAGTACCCCCCCCCACGAATTTTTTAATTTTTGACATTTGTATGATCCTCTCTTTCTTTAATTCTTTTAATAAAAATCAAATAAGAAAAGATACTAGTGCCTTTATTTTTTTGTGTAACGAATAATTGCTTTAAATTTATAATTTGCCCAACTGTAATTGTTAGCAAAACGAATGTTATCTACATTCAAAATGAAATACGTCACATAAAATGTTCCTGTATTACCACCAGAATAATAAACAACAGGAAATCTATAGAAATCTTCTCCATTGGAACATGTGACTTCATAATCAATAAACTCGTTTAAATTACTGATTGAATGATTGATTGTGCTTACTCCAACGTTCAATCCGGTCCACGTAATGATTTTTTCATAAATCTTTTTACCATCAATCCAGTACTTTCCTATCCAGTGCTCATCAGTTGACATTTGTAAATTAAGCAATTCATTCCCATCTTTATCAATAAGTTTTGGCATGTTGACATTCAGATTAAAACTAATCTAAATGCTTGTCACCACCAATCTTTTTAAAGAATGAGAAAAGGCACTTTGATGTACCTTCTCTAATTTGTGTAAGTCGTGTGTGTGTGTGTGTGTACAACGCACTCACGTGTTTCAAAATCTCTCATATTTTTCTCCTTCCAAAGAAAAAGAGTAGAAATCAATCTACTCTTTGTAATATACTGCATTGTCTAATTTTTTATTTTGTTCAGCATCAACATCAATCAATTGATTGACTGCTTTATACAATGCAATTATTTCATCTTGTAACTTTTTTATATCCGCAGGATCTGACATTGTAATATCACTTGGAACCGTTAATTTTGATGGGATATCAGCCAATCAAATCACTCCATTTGAATTTGTTTTTCAATGAATTCCATGTCATTTGTTTCTTCAACCAGTCCCATGTAATGATATCAACTGAAATTGTCAGTCTTTCTCCTGCGCTTACATTTTGCTTTGATAATGCAACATTGTATATTCTATATCCCATTATCTCACCTCAATTTCAAATTTATTTTTAATGACTTCATCTGCAATAACATAAGTAATAATCATTTTGTAATTTCCACTTTCTTCGATGCCTAATAGAAAAATAAGATCATGCTCATCGATTTCACATTCAATCGTTTGTGTCAAATCACCATAGAGATAGATTTCAGCTTTTGCATTTCTAATGATAAAAGTATCTTCTGGCTTTTTTCTTGAATGAACAAAAAGACGTATCTTTCTTTTTTCTCCTGCATACATTCTTATTAAATTCTGCATGTTAGCACCTCCTTGATTTCACAAATATAATCATTACAAAGACTGATACAGCTTTGATAATTGATGATTTCAAGATGGAAGCACAAGTTAGAAGTATCTACAGTAAACATTGCTGTTGCCATATAGCCTACATTTCCCGCATCGTCGTAAGCGAATAAATCCATGATATATTCGCCTGCGACGTTTGCAGGAACTAACGCATTCCATCTTGTTTCATCTATTCGCTCAAAGATTACAGTAAACGTATCAGTTTTTCCTATAACCTTTACAACCATAACTAGTCAGTTACAGATACAGCAATGACAAATGTCTTACCACCATCAACTGGATTTGGTGTGATTGAAACATCAGTGATTGTTGGTGCTTTTGTATCTAATGTAACTTTTCTAGTAACTGTAGTAGCTTTACCTGCACTATCTGTTGCTACAACTGTGATTGTATTTGAACCTTCAGTTAATGTAACTGTAGTTGAGAAGTTACCAGAAGCATCTACTGTAACTGCAGTTTCATTTACTTTAACAGTAACTGGTGATGAAGTTGCATCGTTTGTAGTACCTTTAACAGTAACTGTTGCATTATTAGTAACTAAACCTTCAGCAGGACTAGTAACGTTTAATGTTGGTGGTACAGTATCAACTTTGAATGTAACTGATTTTTGAGTAGCTGCATTGCCATCATTATCAGATGCATTGAATTTAACTGTATGTGATCCATCGCTTAAAGCTGTGGCTGAAGTGTATGAACATTCATATCCACCAGTAGTAGCTGTTTTAGTGATTCCAGATGTGATTTTTGAGCCACTATCGATTGTGATTCCAATAGTATTTGAATCAACTCCAGAATCATCATCAGTAACTTTCCATTTAAATGTCGGTTTGTTGTTTGTAGTTGTTGCTGATGCAGTTGGATAAGTAACTGTAATTGTTGGTGCAACTTTTTCTTTTACAACTAATTTTAATTTGCTTCCTAAAGTTGCATCAGTTGCATCTTTAGATGTACTGTTTCCTGCTGTATCAGTTGCTTTAACTGTTACATTGTAATATCCACCGCTTTGATTGTAACTGGATTTTGCCGGTGCTGTAATCGTAGCTTCATACTTTCCAGTTGATGAATTTAAAGTAAGAGTAGTAGGTACTCCATTGATTGTAACTTGTACTGTTTTAATTGCCATAATATTTTTCCTTTCTATTTACTATTTTTTTAATCCTTATAAAAAACTGCATTTGCTAGAACAGGCATGACTTTAGCTGAAACTGAATCAATAGTCATCGTTGTTTCATTGATCAATAATGTAGCTAATTTTTCTTGAATAGTTGTTCCATTGTTTACCAAAGTCGGTTCAACAGGATTAGCAGATGAATAAGTTCCATTTACAACTCTAATCTTAGCTACATCATCACCCGTTCCATTTCCATTTTTAATGTATTCTGCAATAATGATATCTTTTCTTTTTTGTCCTAAAGTACCACTTGTAATTGTGATGTCTTCATAGTTTTCGATTCTTATTAGGACACCATTAGACATCATATACATTCCATCCATGATTCTTATTTTATTGTCTGACTGTTTAGATATTTCCATTTTTGAACCGACATTTAAAATTCCATTCATTCCAAAAATAGCACTAAACAAAAGAGCATGATCACTTGCATCAACATGCCCTGCATCAGTAGTATTGATTGTAATTCCCTTTTGTGACAAATTACTCACCTACCTTGTATTCAATTTTTTTTATTCCATTTTCAATTGTTAAAATCTTTCTAGTGATTTCTGTTTCAATAGAAAGTCCCGTGATATCGTCAACGCTTGTAATGATATCACCTAATTCTAATTCTTTTTTTAATGAAGTAACACCTAAATTGATTTCTTTTGTTTCCAGATGATTTTTAAATTCTTCAATCGCTTTTTCTACTAAATCATCATCACTTTCACATGATTTATAATCATAGACATACATTGATGAATCGATATTTCCTATTTCATCTTTTGACAAGTCTGTAATCTTTTCAAATACATCATTTCCATCTTCATCGATAGAATGCTTAATCAAAACGATTTTTCTATCGTGCAGGTCTCCTTTTCCTAAAGCAATCATTGTATCCACTGAGTTAGTAGAATCAATACTTGAAGTGATTTCTATACTGTAATCTCTGTTATATACATCATCAATAGTATTTTTTTCAACTGCTTCAACGACAATATTTCTATCATCGTAGTCATAAGTATGATAGACTTTCAACCTCATATTTTTTTCATCAAGAATATTGATGATCTTATCATAGAGATAATCATATCTTGATGAAACAGTCGTATTGATTTGAGTATCCTTATCACTTACTCTATAGAGTTTTAAAAAAGCACTATAGAAAACATTATTGAATAATATTTCAAGAGCTTTATGGATTTCTTCATTATCAATAGTTAAATAATCATCCCTTGCTTTATAATTGCTGTTATATTTTGGAAATATAACAAAACGATGTAAGAAATATCTCCAATTAACTCCCGTAATTTTGACAGTTGAATCATCTGCGTTCTGTATCTTTTTAGCAAATCCACCAAATTCACTGTTAGGAATATAAATCAAGTCATTTTTTTGAATATCCATTTTTTTAAAATATTCTTTTGATAATTCAATATAGAAATCATTATCATCTAGCGATGCTTTCTTTCCTATGATGAATTCAGCTTTTTTAAACTTTGCAATAACTGGCATTTCTTTTAAATATAGATCATCACTTCGTGTTGATGAATCAATTCTAGCGTGCATTATTTCCATTCTGGAGTCCCTCTTTCGTAATAAAGAATCACTCTTACAGAAAATTGAGTCGTCTGCTCAAAAAGATTCAAACCAATTGGAATCAATTCAAAAATACTTGATTTTTTATATCGAGCATCCATCACATCGATTGCTACACCATCCGCAGTATACTTAAGAACTGTTTTTTCAAAGGGATCAATTTCTATTCTCTCTTCTTTTAAAAGTTCCGTATTAACTGCATAAATGTTATCAGCAATTGAAATTCTCGGATTCTTACAAGGTCCATAGAAAATAATCTTTGCTTTTGAAGAAGCAAAATGTGTATTGTTAACAAATCTATCTTTTTTTACCGCTCTGTATGAAAAAGGATAAGAAAAAGGATATTTCATGCCAGATGATGAAGTGATATCATCATTCATATTGAAGTCAATCACTGTTTCTTTTATCCATTTTGAACAGAATCTAACAGTATATGTTAGCATTTCTAAATTACTGTATTTAGCAAAATAATTAGGTTTAGGCTTAATAAAATAACAATAAGCATAGTAATCATTTATATAAAGCTTACCTGCTTTAACAATCTCACAATCATATCCAAAAATATAATCAAGATCATTAATCAATTCTTCTTTGTTTTTTCTATAGACTTGGATTTCTATATCCTTTTCAGTTCCATTAAAATAAAAGCTGTCTATATCGTTACGATTGTCAAGCTGATAAGAAGTAGAATTGAAACTAATTTCACTTTCAAATAGTGTTTCGATATTTTTGATAAGATAAGGAGCAGTATTTAAATCTACTGTCCCCTTGTTACCAACATATCTAATATCGTATTTTTTCATCAGTACACCTCACTTCTTATCAACTTTCCTAGTTCGCGTCTATCAAGCTTAATTGATAATCCTGCTCTAACAAGCGCATTTACAAAGACATCTGCAAGTCTTTGATAATCAATCAATTCTTGTTTATTAGAACCACCAGAATCAGTTAATGGAGTTACTCTTGTTTGAGTTCCCATTTGAGTCAACAACTCTGCACCTCGTTCTCCTACGATGGCACTTCCTTTTAATAAGTTACCACCAGTTGCAAGTGCAGGAATCTTTCCTAAATGACTTAAGCTCAATCCAAAGCTCTTACCACCGAGTGCAGGAACCCAATCGGGAATATCAAAATGAAGCGTATTCAATCCATCAATCATTTTATTGATTCCACTGATTGCTCCATTCAAACATCCTATAACTGCATTGATTGGTGCCCTACATACGTTTCTTATCGTATTGAAAATCGCACCAAAGATATCAATGACACCTTCCCACGCTTCTCCAGTCACCCGTAAACACTCCAGTAATGAAATATATCAATCCTCGAATAGCTTGAATTGCTGCATCGATTATTCCAGATACACTTGATAAAAATGAACCTAACAATCCTGCTGAACTTGTTACAAAAGCAACGATGACTGTCAATAACCCTTGGATCAATGGAATAACAATTATTTCTATTAATGAAACAATTGCATTGATAATAGGACTGATTCCATCGAACAGCCATGAAATCAATGTAACGATGTTTGCTATGACAATTTGGAAATTTTCCCATAAAGGAACTAATGCTTCTTGCCAAATTGCAAGAAGTGCAATTTTCAATGTGTCAAGTATAGGCTGAACAACGACCGCCAGATTTTGAAGTATCGACATGACTTGAGATGCAATATCGACAACAGCATTTCTAAATCCCTCATTTGTATTCCACAAATTAACAAGTGCAGCTACTGTTGCTACAACAAGTGCAATGATTGCAAGTACTGGTCCACTCAGTGCACTGACTACTGTACCTATTGCTCCTGCTGATTCAGTTGTTCCAAATAATGCCAATTTGAATTTTCCAAACAAGGATATCGCGGTGGATATTGGTCCTGCAAGCGTTCCAATAACAACTAATAATGGTCCAATTGCAGCTACAACAGTTCCAATGATTACAATGGTATTGGTTATTTCATCATCCAAACCATTGAGCCAAGAAAATAAATCAGTAATTGCTTCTACAATGTCGCGTAATGCTGGTTCTAACACTTCTGATACTTTGATTCCTACACCTTCTAATGCAGAAGATAGAGTAGTCAAATCACCTTGCAAGTTATCTTGCATCGTATCAGCCATATCTTTAGCAGCACCATCTGCATTCTTGATATTTTCATATAAAGAATTGAAATCACTGTCACTTGCATTGATGATTGCAAGCATTCCAGACATCGATTCTTTTCCAAAAATTGTACTTGCAGCGGCTGACTGTTGTGCACTGCTTAATTTTCCAAATTTAGTTCTTAATTCTTCTAGGATTGTAATCAATGGTTTTACTGATCCATTCGTATCAGTAATTGAGATGCCTAATTTTTTCATCTGTTCTTTCATTGAATCGGTTGGACTTGCCAAATTAGCAATAGCTGTTTTCAAAGCAGTACCTGCTTGTGAACCTTTAATACCAGCATTTGCCATCAAACCAACTGCAAGAGCAGTATCTTCAACACTGAATCCTAATGTTCCTGCTAATGGTGCAACATATTTAAATGTTTCTCCCATCAAGGAAACATTCGTATTTGCGCTTGATGATGTTTTTGCGAGAACATCGGCAAAGTGTGACGAATCTTCCGCTTTCAATCCAAAAGCAGTTAATGCGTCCGTTACGATATCACTTGTATTTGCTAAGCTTTCACCAGAAGCAGCAGCAAGATTTAAGATACCTGGCAATCCGTCTATCATCTGTTGCGTGTTCCATCCTGCCATTGCCATGTAGTTCATAGCTTCGGCAGCTTCACTTGCACTAAATTTAGTGGATGCCCCCATTTCCTTTGCTTTATCTTTTAAAGCTTCTAAATCTTTTCCAGTTGCTCCAGAAACAGCAGATACTTCACTCATTCCTGCTGAAAAGTCACTACCTACTTTTACAGCTGCAACTTCTAATCCAGCAATAGGAGCAGTAACATTTTTAGTTAATCCATTTCCTATTTCTTTTGTCTTGTTTCCAAAAGCTTCAACCTTTTTAGCATACTCTTCTATTTGAGCTTGACCGCTTTCTAAAGCAGCGTTTACTTCATAAAGTTGTTTCTTATATTTATTCAAACTTGACTCTGCATTATTCAATTGTTGCTTTTTATTGGCAATAGCCTTTTCATCTTTGTTTTCTGCATTTTCAAGTTCTTCTAGTTGACTTTTTAATGCATAAACTTTTGATGAATAAGTTTCTGTTTGCTTTGTCAAATATGACTGTGTATCTTTTAGCTTTGTCAATGATGATGTTGATTTATCCCATTGACTTTTAGCCAAAGAAAAAGCACTGTAGTTTTCCCTAGTCAGTGCGTTGATTGTTTTTAATGATTTTGTAAAATCAGCTGTTCCATCAGCCTTGAACACAAGACCGACTCTTTTTAGATCATCAGCCATGTTCTATTTTACTCCTTTCAAATTCAACATGAGTTTCTAATAATTCATCAAAAGTAATTGGGCTCATATGCCAAAAATCATCTTCTGATAAATTAAGCTGTGTCAAAGCAAGATAAAGATTCATCGTGAAATCTATTTCTTGTTCTTCACAAAGTTCTTCATATTGTCTTTTTTTTTGAGAATTTTCATTTTATTTTCAAACTGCTTGATTATATTTACAATCGCATCCGGTTCAATTGGACATAATGCCAATGCATCTTCAAATTCAACCTTTTCACGATTAGATCGTAAAATTACATAAATCATTTTTGCAGCCATATAGAATTGTTTATCTTCTATTTTTTCATGCAATTTTTTAGCAGCAACAGATGATTTATCATCCATCTTTTCATATTTATCAGTCATCCTATTTAATGCATTTGTTTCTTTATCAAGATTATTGTTTTTAATCAGATAAAGAGTTAAAAAGCTGACTTGAATTTCTATGACCCTGCCATCCGTTAACTTGATGTCTTGTTTATCCATCACTAATCACCTGCAATTACTTTTTTTAGATCTTCATCGGATGTGATAACTTGATTAAAGAATTTTTCTTCTGTTAATCCAGTTGCAGTTTTTACAGCAGTATCAAATTCAACAGCAATTTGTCCCTTATCATTAAACTGATAGGCTCTAATTGTGACTGTATCATTTTGCTCACTGAATGATTCTTCTTTTGTATTTGTATCATCAGTATCAGCTGTTAATTTGCATTTTGGATACCATCTGAATTTTTTTCTGTTTTGGCGATAGAAAACAGTTTGACCGAATGCAAAAAATGGTCGTTCGCTCGAACCACCTTTTAAAATCAATCCACTTTCTGTAATTTCATCTCCTCGCATTTTTGCTAAATCAGTAGGATCAAATGCAACCACTTCCACTTCACTATCAACGGATGAAGTATCAGAAACTGTATCATAATCTCTTCCAGATGCGTATACCGGTGTCGTATCTCCGTTTTCGGTACGTTTGATGCTTTTAACAACGTTTGAAACAGCAACCTCCTCCTCATATTTACCCGAGAAAATTTGAGGATCTACTTCATTTGTTGTAGCAAAACAATATCTCAACCCACCAACCGATTCTTTGACCGATGGTCTTTTTTCTTTTTGTGACATCTTTCTACCTCCTAGTTTCTATAAGTTGTTTCTTTTTTTAAAACTATCTATATATCTTTTTGAATTTCTATCCCATAAAGGAACTAAATGAGGATGACTACTTCTCATCTTGACTGTTCCCCTTTCAACCATAGGACCATAATATTTACCCCATCCTATCTCTATTTCCATTGATTTTTTTCTATAAGAAAAAGTGGATACCAAATGTGTATATCCACTTTTAGAAATCTTTGATTTAGGACTGGGCAGTTTCAATAAGTCTTTGACAAAATCTTGTGCTATCTTTTCTTCCTCTTCCAATACATTATCAGATACTTTTGCATATTCTTCTAATGCTTTTGAAAAATCAAGAAGTCCATCAAATTCACTTGTATCACTCATCATTATCAACTTCTAACTCTACCGAAAAGTAAGAATGATAATAATTTCTATCTTTGCTTTTTTCTTCTACATATTCATGATAGATCGTAGGATGCAATCCTAATTTTCGCATCATGTCTCTCAATTCAAGTAATTTATCATGTCTAGATGTTCTAGAAAAGAATGATACTTGAATCGTTTCAATAGTGATATAGACATCATCACTTGCTAGCTTGTCATCCCATGCAATTTCCCAAAAAACGATTCTAGGATATTTACTTGCATTATTGACAGAGCTTTGACCTTCGTTGATTGGAATATCTAACTCACTTAATGCATTGACAAAATCCGTTTTCTTCATCATATTCTCCTTCCCAATTCACAAGAGTTATATCAGATTGTTTAAATCCATTACTATCAACAAAGTGATAAATGTTATAAACCTTATAATAATGTTCATCGATTTTCAAAACACTCATTGAATCGATAAATCCTTTGACATATGGAACTCTAATTTTTAGTTGAATATCAATATCATGAGAGTCTAAATCGCTTCTTAATCGGTCTGATATTCCTAATTCTTGATACGTCATAGAAATATCTTTTGATTGCAATGAAGTATTTGCTTGAACGCTATCATCTTCTATGATTTCAAAAACTTCAAAAAGCCCATCATTATAAATGGGCATATGAATTCTACTAGTTTTCTTCATCATTTTTTATCAAAGGAACTTTGTCCATTTGCCAAGACAAAATCTCATCACTGTAATTTTCAAAGAATTCATCTGTTCTACTATTATATGCATAAAGCACATAGTTTTTTAATAGCGCTCTGGCAGTCAAATCTTCATCATAATCAATAGTTCCAACTAGTTTTGTTAAGCGATAATTTCCCTCACGTATATTATTTTTAATAGATGAATTTTCATAATAAAAAGGAATAAATTTTTCTTTTCTAATTTCATCTATCAAATTATCAATAACTTTTTTATCCATTTTTTCAATTATTCAGTTGCTTGTGTTTGTGCATTAGTTTGGAAATATTTAGGAACATATTCAACTAATTTTGTTGGGTCAAAGTAGAAACATACATCATCATCTACTGCTCTACCATTTCCATAAGCTTTTGCAATAATGACATCTGCATCATCCATTGCTTTTGTTTGATCATATTCTTTAACTTCAATTGCTGATAATCCCATTGTGTAATAAACCGGTTTATCAATAAATAATCCTGCATCACCTTTTTCACAATTTGCTGTAGGGATTACTCTAATTTTATCTTTTGATACTTGCACATATCCACCTGTTAATGCTTGTACATATAATGCAGGATCTACATAAGCAGCTTCATCACTAGGATTACATACTAATGCAATACCAGAAATACTTCTTTTTCCGTCATGTGATAATTGAGTCTTCGCAGTTGCTAATCCTTTAGGAGTAAATTCAGTTAATTTTGAATCTTTAGTTTTCTTTTTGTGTTCCCCATTTGATTCAACTTCACTGACTTTACGGAAAACACCAATAGGTTGATTAATACCTGTTCCATATAAAAATGCATATTCTAATCCATCATTCATTGTTTCAGCTAGAACCGCCATAAAATATTTATCAACGAATTCATTTGCTAAATCTCTGATTGCTTTTGGAATAACTAAAAATGCACTAAGTTTACCTAGTTCAAGATTTAATGATTCAAATGCAATATTTAATTCACTTTTGATTTTATCAGTTAATTCACCCCATGCATAAGTACCTGTTTTTGATGCTGAAATCCACTTTTTAACATCCGATGGGGCAAAAGATGCTAATGATAATAAATCACTTGCTTTTTTTACATCAACTAAAGTGTTATCAATGATTGTTGTTGGAATCAAGTCAATTTGTTTTCCATCGATAGCTTGTTTAACATCTGTTTTTAAAGCATCATAGAACTTATTTTCTTCATCAGTTAATTGTCTCAATCCTAACTTATTGAAGTTTTGAACTTTTGCATTTGCATTTGTTGATTCTTTTAAGATTTGTTCAATCAAATCCTTATTAGCAGTTTCATTGATTAATTCTACTGCTTCTAAAATTGCTTGAGATTTATCTTCTGCTTTTTCTAAAATCTCTTTTGCTTTTTCTAATGTAGCTTTATCTACTTTATTAAATTTCATTTTTTTCTCTTTCCTTTCTATTTTTTTGTATTAAAAAAAGCATTCCAACCCGTTAATGGCTCTTCATTTTTAGCCTTTTCAAGTTTCAATGCTTCTTTTACCTCATTCAATTCTTTTTCTAAATCCTTATTCAACATAACTTGATGGTTCAAGTACATTTCATTGATTGATTGCTGTGCATCATCATCTTCTTTGATTGATGTAGCAAATCCCATTTCTAAAGCTTCTTCTGCAGTAATCCATGTTTCATTGTCCATTAATTCAACTATTTCATCTCTTGAAAGATTTGAATTTTTTTCATAAATAACAATCGATGGCTCTGTGATTTTATCTAGATCATCTGCTTGCTTTCTTAACTCTTTAGCATTACCGCTTGCCCAAGTCCACGCATGATGAATCATCAGCAATGAACCTTTATGCATGACTCTTTCTTTTCCTGCCATAAAGATGACACTTGCAATCGAACATGCAAAAGAATCACATACAGTAGTTACATTTCCTTTGAATTCTTTAATCATATTATGAATTGCAAGACCTTCACTTACAGAACCACCATATGAATTGATATGAACTGTTAAGTTATCTGTATCGACATCATTTAATTCTTTTAAAAAGTCATAGGCACCTACATCACTTTCATCCCATTTGTATGAGGTGATGTCTCCGTAGATGTAAAGATCAGTCATTTCTTCATTTGATTTTTTGAATTCGTAGAACTTTTCATGTCCTTTCTTCATTATTCATCACCCCCTTTCGTATTCCCATCCATGCCTGTAGCATAGTTTTTAGTAAATCTTCTGGCATTTGCCCAATCTTCATCGATTGGTGGTTTACCACGTAATTTTAAAATATCGTTGTGGGACCAGCCATTAGAATATAATTTATCAAGATTAGATGCTTGCTCGATAACATCAATATGCTTGATTGCATCCGTATTGATTAAAATCCTATCCCCTCTTTCCCATTCTAGCTGAGAAAGCCAACATCCATTCATCCCATCATTTAACTCTTGAATAATTGGATCAGCAGCATACGTAATAAATTCATTGTTAGCATCACTTTTTTCAGTAACTTCACCATAGAAAACACTTTTTGGAATTCCTAAAGCAATTGCTACATTTGTAAATACTTCATCTTTTAATGCTTTGACATCACTTGCAGTCATTGTTGACTTGCTATCAATCGCACTTACGTCGAGTCCGTTTCTAGAAAAGATGACTCTTATATCATCACTTGAAAGGTCCTTTCTAATTTTTTCTGTATACTCATTTTCAGTTATTGGTTGTCGGGTTTTTTCACTATACACTTGCATATTTCCCGACATTTGAATTTTAAATTTTGAAAGTTTTGACTTTACCCCTTTTATAGCAACACTCCAAGCAATCGCATTTTCTTGATTGATTTCATTTAGATAAGCTAACAACTTTTCATTTTTATACTTAAATAAGACTGCATCATTCGATGTAAATATCCTATCTAGTTTATAAGTCCTATCCCCGCTTCTAATAACTACATTTGAAAATGTTCTAGGATATAGCACATCATCTGACTGTGTAAAGTTTTCAGCTCTATAAATATTTCCATCACTCATCTGTACAACTAAACATCCATCACTACTTGTACACATTTTCATAACAACTTGTTTCCAAAAATCAGTTGCAAACTCATTTGGGTTTGGTCTAACGTTTAAACAATATTCAGTTTTGATTGCATCGCTATCTGTTGAGTAGACATCAATAGGACATTTCGATATCAAATCAGCAATCTTATTAAATCCAATTTCTAATGCCAACTGCGAAAGTCTATTTTTTTCAGCCATCATATCGATATAGTAATCAACTAGTTGACCATCCTTATTAAACAATTTCTTTACAAATTGAAACATTGATTCACCTCCTCATTTTTTCTATATATAAATAATCGTTTCATCTAACATATCTTCTCCAGAAATACTACATACAAATGCCATGAAACCATCATTCTTTCTTAATTTTGGTTCTATTTTTCCATATGATTTATTTCCATACTTATCCATTTTGACAGCAGTATTATTGGTATACCATCGCATGATGGCGCTATTCCCAAAGTTAATATTTCCATCTACAAATGCTTTTTCTATTAAAGGTGCTACATATGCATTGATTGCACCTTGATTTCTAATCATTCTTACAAGCCCAGCTGGATTTTTCTTATCTTCTATAGTAATTCCTTTTCGTTCAAATACTTCTCTAAACAACTTAAATCTATACGTATCCATGATGATTTTAACTACATTGTATTTTTGCATTTGCTCAATACACCATTCGACAATCGCATTTATACTTAAACTTTCTGAGTTGACTATTTCATAATCATTGAATCCCTCTAATCCTATATTGTTTTCTATAGGAAATTTAATTGATTCAAAAAATGGGCTGTTCCTGCAAATCCATGTCTTTTGTCTCCAAACATAAACACCATCTATTTTAAAAAGCAAACCAGCAGATGCAAAATCTCGGATATCTGCATAGTCAATTCCTATAATGCAAGGATGATAGTTTATATCATCTGGAATCGCTCTTTCTATCTTATTTTCTACATCACTATAACAAGCTTTTAAAATATCTTCCCATTTGGCTACTGTTATTTCTTCATTTCTCGCAGGTAGATTCATTCTTTTAGTTAAAAATTCTGTCATCATCGATGGTAATTTTTGTGCTTCTTTAAAATCTCTTAAAATTTGTATTTTTAAATCTGGAAGAAATTCCATCGATGGATTTGCTAAGACAAAATATTTAGGATCATTAGCTTGCTCTTTTGAGTTGATTTTACAAAAAAAGGGAAAATAACCTAAATCATTTTCTCCTGTTTTTAATATATCATTGCATAATTGAATTAAATCATCTAAAGGACCATCTCGAACGTTCCCATTTGTAGTAATAATAAATTTTCTTGCGTGCTTTATTTTTCCTAATTGAGAATTAAATACTTTTATTTGATCATAATTTTCATATCCATGATATTCATTAAAAAGAATAGCTCCCGATTTCTTACCATCCTTCGTCTTAGCGTTAGAAGTATTATAACGTAACTCAGCTCGTGTCTTTCTATTCTTGATAAGCTCTTTTGTTTTATAGAATTTACTTCTAAATTTATTCCATTGGGCATCTAACATTTCGTAAACAACATTGAAGCTATCTTTTGCTTGCTGTTCATTATTTGCGATGATATCAATGTGATAATTTTTAATTCCATATAATGGTGTCTGAAAAAAATTCATCAGTGGCATAATAAAACCATCTTTTCCATTTCCACGTCCCATCAATATAATGATTGTTGTGAAAAGTGGAACGTCATCGACATACATAAAAACGAATGCGTAGATGAATTTTTGATAAGGAAACAAAGGATAATAGTTGTTTTCGCAATATTTTAAACAATTTTGATATGTTTTTTCATCAAAAAAAACATCATTTCTAGCCAATGTAGGCATAACGATGTTCTTTATCAGCAGTTTTCTTTCTTTGTTTATCTTATCTGGATTCTTTTTTACATAGTCGATATAATCGTTGATTTCTTGACATTCAATCAATAATAATCATCATCCGAATTATCAGAGGTGTTAATTGGATTTTGTAAACCTAATTCATCAAGGATTTTCAACATAGTTGTTGTTATTTTCATTAGATTTTGCACGGATTCATTAGGCTTTTCGCTTTTAAAACCATTTCCAGAAACTACTTCATAGCGCAATCCTTTTTCTTTGATATCTCTTTGACATTTTCTTTTAAGATCATAATATTTCATATAATCTTCTATCAAATCAAGATAGTAATTTTGATACTTCCCTTGAGCTTCTAACTGTTCAAGCAAGTCATCTTTGATTTCTTTTTTTGTCATAACAACACCCCTTTCAATATTTTTTCTAATCAACCACCCGTTATCACACACGCGCGAATATTTCTGAAAAGTTAGGACCACATGCCCGTTCTCCGTGTTTCAAATTCGCATGAGAATTTGACGGGGGGTATACTGAATTACCACATTTCTTTAGTCAATTTCTTTTTATACTTGAATTTTTTCCAAGTTCCATCTCTACCTTCAACTATCTCATGGCAGTCAAAGCATAGACTTACTAGGTTATCATCATCCAATGCTAATTCAAAACAATCTTTCATCGGTATGATGTGATGTACATACTTTGCTCGTTTGATTTTAATTCTCTTTATTGGTTTTGATTCAACAACATAATTACCTTTGCATCTTTGACATTCATAATGATCTCTATTAAGTATCTCTATGCGCTTATCTTTCCATTCACGTGATACATAGAATGCATGAACATCACCATCATTGACTAGCTGCTTTACTTCTTCTAGCGTTCTTCTTTTCTTCATCCACTTTTTTATTGTAATAGATATTCTTATATCCTTTGTCTTTTAGTTCCTGTAATGATTGGTTTATGTTTTCTGGAAACATATCCAATTGATAAAAGACTCCATTATATTCATAACCATAAATATAATCTTTATTTTGTGCTTTAACTTTTGTTTCTTTGATCAGCCATTCATCAGTCACTATTTTCTTTTGAATTCCATGATACATAATATCTACCTCCTTTTTTTGTAAAGAAAAAGAGATAGACATAATCTATCTCTTCGCTTTCAAGACAAAGCATTGATGTTGTTTTCATTTAAACCACATTACCATAATAACACATTTTTTACACAAAAAATTATCAAATAATTATCAATTTTCTTTTTCAGCTTTTAAAATCTTTTCTACATCCCTATTTTTTAAAGCTAAAACTTCATCTAAAATATCAAATGCTTCATCAGCAATTCTATAAAAAGTTGCTTGTGAATATCCTTTTTTAACAGCTTCATTTATTCTTTCAATACTGTTATTAGGATAGTTAGAATATATTATAATTACTTCCCTTTGCTTTTCGTTTAGCAATTTAGTAATAGATTCTTCTAAAAAGTCGACAACAGTATCATACATCTTTATATGTTCGTCATATCTATCAAGATTTTCAATAAGTTTATTATATTTTTCATAAATTGTTTTGTGTGATCCTCCCGGCAGTTCATTTGAATATGATATAGCTTGTGTAGTATTTTCTAATTCTTTTTTTGTTTCTTTTAATAGAATTGCAGTTGCTTTCCATCTTTTCCAATTCAACACTTGATATTTAGATTCTTTCATATGCTACTCCTTTCACTTCTAATTGATGTTATCATTTTCGATATACTCAATAGTCCTATTTCCTTTGCTATCAACAAAGAAAGCAAATTCACCAGAGAACTTATCATTCATTTCTAATACATGATTTTTTAATGCATTAGATTTCTTTTTTAGCTTTTTATTTAATTTATTAGCTTTAATTGTATCAAATGTTCCAAAGTTATCTCTAACTTGTTTTCTTGCTTTATCAAGCTCTTCAACTAGAAGATAATACTTTCTATCTTGAATGGAAGCACGATATATTTTTTTGCATGAAGGACAATAGAAATAAATTAGATCAAACTTCAATCCTTTTACTTCCATCTTTTCTTTCATTATCGATTCTTCCTTTATTACAAATTCATGATTGCATTTATCACATGTAACAGATGCATCCATGATTTTTTTCATTTGTTCTTTAATATCCATTATTTTCACCTCTTTTTTTTGTAATATGATATGCTTTTTGATAATATTCAACTTCATCTTCGATACGTTTCAATAAACTTTTTTCTCTTGCTAAATCTTTCTCATTGACATTTGGTCTAGAAATGTAATACTGCAAGGCATGTTTTATAATCTGCAGGTTTCTATATGTGCTTCTCATTATTATCTCCTATGATTGGAATAATAATTGGATAAAATCTATTCTCTTCAAAATTACACCATTCACAATTCGAATCTCTATTGCTCATTGGATATCTAATAATCATCATTTGATTATCAACAGTAAATTCTTCAATATAAATACAACATTTATTTTTTACATCATAAACCCACATATTTTCATGAAGTTCTTCAAACTTAAGAGATTGAGGACTGAAATGTTCTTCAATTAATCTATCAAAAGTATCAAATGCAGATAACGGAATATTAATTCCACCATACATTTTGATAGCATTGAGAGCTTGCAAACAATCATCTTTATTTATTATTTTCATCTTCAACCACCTCACAACTATTTAATATTTTGTTTACCAAAAGAGGTTCATCACCCCATTTAATGAAGCAAAATGTATCTTTAAATAACATTATACATGTCTCCGTTCCACGATCTATCCAGCTATCGTAAGTTTTATGTGGCTTTATTTCATAGACAAAAATATACCCATCTTTATCTCTACATATCCATTTGTATTCTCTTTGATTACAATATTTTAAAATTTCATATTCTAAATTATTTAATATAAAGTGCTCTTTATTTATTACACTTATATCTTCTGCAAGATAATCACAAATAGCATCAATATCTTCATACTTAATATGCTTAATTGCGTTATTATTATTTCCTTGCTTCATATGTTGCAACATAGATATTAATTGATTTCTAGTTTTACTCATCTTCAACTCTCCAATCAATCGCTTGTCCGCAAAAATGACAATATTTTTGTCTTTCTACTAAAAGTGATTTACAAGAAGGACATACTAATGCTGTTTTTTGAACAATTGAACCATCAGCAGTAACGCCATCAGCAAATGCTATTAATGGTTTTTTAAGTGTTGCTTTATCAACCAGTTCTTGCAAAGTATTTTTTGAAGAATACGGTTGACAAAAAGAACCATCACTATGTCTATTTAACATTTCAATATTTTCAATCAAATAATTTAGTGCTTCTTGATATTTATTCATTTCTCTTATTCTCCTGTTTTTCAAAATAAAATACTAACGGTTTTGTGTTTTCAACAATTAAACTATGTTTTAATGCTAATTTATATTGAAATGTCTTTTGTAGGTTTCTCATTAAAACATCACTTAATCGCTCTCTAAAATCTTCTATGCTACAAGTTGACTTATAAAAATTGCATTGTCTACATGATGGCATTAAATTCCTGATTTCATTTATTTCATCTAATGTTTTTTCTTTTTTATAATCACAATGGACATAAACGGAATCAATATGATCCACTTGCATATCTTTATATTCAAGTTCGCAACCACAATATGCACAATGATGATTGTACTTTTCCCATACTTTAATCCTAATTTTCTTGGGTATTGATTTATGTTTTGACATCTTACCACCTCTTATTTTCTTGGTTGCAATTTAATCTTATAAATACTGCTTAAGAAATCTATTCCTTGTTGAGTTACATAATAGTAGTAATCATTTATGATTGTACTGGGTGTTTTTTTAGCATATCCTAGTTTAACGAGTTCTTCCCAAGTTTCTTTATCTTTTTCACCTGCACAAAAGTAGTTTCTATAATATTCATGCACTCTTTGATTTTTTCTAGTTTCAGTAGGCTCAAATCCTATAGCATGACACATCTTATCGATTTTCAATAAAGCATCATCCATTATAACCACCCCAATTCCTTACATTGTTGATATACCGCTTTTAATTCATCTACAGTTAAAGGTGCACAAGTTTGAATTCTTTTTTTGTCTAGATTGAAAACTATATGCTCATATCCACATGCTCATATCCACGCTTTTTCTTATATGATATGAAGTGGCTTGCTCCACCAAGAGTAAATGTGTCAAAACTGTATTTATATCCTAACTCTTCAAACATTTCTTGTGCTGTCATAATCAATACCCATTCTTAAGTCGTTCGTAATTTATTTTATTTTTGTTAAGATATTCTTGATATATTTCGTCAAATGAAAATCCTAACATTTCAGTTAGATCTAAAAGAGCATCTAGCTTTTCAAAATTACTTGCTACAGCACCGATAAAGTTGCCTAACGCACCTGTTACACCCATTCCAAATCGAATGATATAATAGCCATACTCTTTAATAATAAAATCTATATCATTATCACTTTGGTAAAGTTCTCATGTCATTACGAAATGATAAACATCAACCAATTCTTCTAATACTCTTTGACGATTGACAGGTGGTTGTGTTTTTTTCCACCAGCACCAAGCTCCTTTACATTCATGAGTTAACTCCCCTAATTCGTCGATAATAGCTAACTCTAGTTTCTCTTCTGTCATGCTATCTTCACCGAATTCTTTTAAAATGTTTTCATTCAAATCTTTTTGCATTTTAAACATTTCTCTTAATTTTCCTTTAATATTTAAATTTTCCATTTTAATAATCTCCTTTATTTAAAATAAAATAATACATAATATCCCGTGAATCCATTTTGAATATATTGAATGTTAATAATATTTGATTTGTGAATTATTCTCTTATTAACAAAATCTTCCAATTCTATAATGTTTTCAAAATTCTTATGTTTTAATTTTAATTTTTTAGCAAGATCATATTCATTTTCTTTTGATTTCATTTCATCAACTAAAAAAACTTTTAACTCTTCATCTTGAGTTTTCAATATATCATCAATAATTTTTGAATAGTCACATTCAAAAGATTTTGGATTTTTTTCATAATTACCACTCATTCTAATTTCTCCTATCATTTAATATTTAATAATTTTCTATATACAATAATTGCTTCTTTTAAAGTCATATCATCACTTACATTTTGAAAATAACCTTTATTTTTCATAATTGATAGTTCCCATATATTTGAAAATATTTCATTTTCTTCTAATACGTTATAGGCTATTGTTTCCAGTAAATCTAATTCAAATTTCATATTTTTTCTCCTTACATTGCCTATATAACTATGACGTATAACCTATTATTATACGACATCATTTAAACCTCTCTAAACCCTTATGTAGCAAGGGTTTCAAGAGATTTTACTTTTAAAAAACTTTTTACTGTTTTTTTAATGAATTTTTCATAATTGATTGTGCTATTTCATTACTAGTCATATGATCATACTTTTCATCAACTAGCTTATCTGATATCTTCTCTTGTATTTGTTTAGTAATATCTATATCTTGTCTTTTTTTTAATTCTTCTTTTTTTAATTCCAATTTAATTTCCCAATTTTCTGGTACAATATCTTTATTAAAAAAGCTGCACATAAAGCTGCATAAACATCCTTTACATTCATCGTGATTTTTACAAAAGTTCTTGATAGTTGATAATGTTTCATATTCTGCAATGTTATCTACTATGATCATCTTCTATCCCTCCTAAAGAAATAATTTATTGATTATCAAAGCTAATAAAACACATAATAATAATTTCATATTTAGCTTCTATTTCCTTTCTTAGAATCCATTCCAAATACTTTTATTTTTATATTGAAACGATTCTTTGTCGCAACAATCTTCTTGTTTTAAATTTCTAATTCTTTTTCGTGATTTAGAAATATATAGTTTTGATCTAATTTTTGTATTTGGTTGTTCTCTTTCTAACATTTCATCAAATTCAATGATTGATGAATAGTTATCTGGGTGATTATCTTTCATGAATTCAAAAAAATAATTAGTATGAAAAGGGCAAATATTACAGGCACTTGCTTTGGTATCAAGCCCCCATTCTTCTAAAATATATTTGTAGTTGTCAGCTCTTGTTAAGTTCATTTCTACAAGAGGAAACTTGTTAACAAACATCTTATGTTTATTCTCTTTGCATCTCTTACTTTCTTCCAAAGAAAAGCCCAAATGCATTTCATGAGTTTTAAAATCTTGCTGATTCAATCTTTGATACTTTTGATAGCCTAGCAAATGATATTTAACAAACTTTATAATTTCATTAATTTTGTAATCCAACGTGCAATTACGCATCATCTTTCCTTTTTTTCCATTTTCATCAACACTCCAAAAAGGAATTGAAACTACTCTTTTCTTTCCAAAATTATCCATATAATCTTTATAAAGATGTGTATCTAATACATAAAATGGTATTTTAACTTCATCACAAGCTTTTTTGATAAAATTAACTTGTTCATAAACCCAATTAGGCTCATTTCCTAAATCACAAAATATCACAGCATCATATATTGGAACTTCATGGTATTTAATGCCATATTTTTTATTTTCGCACGACATCAGTGCAAGTGCAGTTGATTGCATCCCTGCACCGCAACTTAATATTTTTAATCCCATTTCTGTTATCCCTTCTTGATGATTATTTTTAAATAATTTCCTTTTTCATCACTTTCAGCATCAATCATCAATACTTTTTTACTGTAATATTTGCAATTGATTTCCTCTGGTCCTTTCTTTTCTTCTAAAATGTCATTGTATTTATCACATAATTTAATTCTTGTATTTAAACCAATACGATTCATCAATTTATTAAATCTCATATTTTTTATTTTTAAAATAAGCTTAATTGCTCATTTTCTTTCCTTTCTTCAAAATAACTACATCCCATTTCACTTAGTTCTTTCTCTCTACTGATCCAACCGCATATGTATCCATCACATCTTGAATTGCATCCATATCTCTTTGAATGTGTTTCTTGACTGTTTAATTTTCTTGACTTATCCAAATATTTGCATTCAAAACAACTTCTCATAAATTATTATTCTTCCTCTTTGATAAGATAGATTCTATAATTACTTTTTGATGAATCACCTCTACTTACATAGCTGTAAAATGTGCCTATTGTTATTCCTAATTTTTCTGTTATTTCTGCACTATTTCCAACCATAATCAAATTTTCTTCTTTATCATAAACAACATACTGATTACTTCTTTTGTTATTCATCAAATCCACCTCAAATCATGTTTAGGATCTTTAACTGCGTTGTAGTAATAATCGATAACAGTTTGATAAGAAATGCATAAGTCTTTCGATGCATCCCATGCTGATGAATATTTTTTAAACAACTGATTATTTATAAATTTTCCAACTTTTTTCTGTTCCTTCTTTCTAGAGATGCTTCTATATTCTTTTTGAGAAATGATTTCTAAATTTTCAACTGATATATTTTCCCAATTGCCATCTTTTAATATAACAAAGTCACTTTTATTCATTTCTTTAATAAATAATGATGCAATTAGATTTTTAGCATATCTTTCTTTTCTATTGAATCTTATTACCGCAATCGTTTCATTTCCTCTTTTTTTAGGAAAAGGATAGAGTTCAGTTATACATCCACTAGCCCATTTGATGTAGAATCTACCATCACGTGTTGCATAATATTTTTTGGCTTTTTTTCCAGTTACTTCTCCTATCAATATGCCATCCTTTTCATCATCTTCTACTAGGATGTATTTTCCTCTAAAAATACCTTGATTATTTAAAAAGCTAACTAACTGATATTCTTTAAAATCCAATTCTTTTAATAATTCTTTTTTTGAAATCTTTCCATATGACTTTGTAATATCATCTTTATCTAACATCAGATAATTCATTTCTTTTTACCTTTGCTAGAAAATTCATTATAGAGTTGATTCAATAAAAGAAATTCAATGCAGCCTAGACACAATAGAATAGCTAGAATATTAGCAACTCTACCCGTCCATAAAAGCAAACATCCAAAAAACATAACCGCTACAATCAACGCTTTCATCATGATCTTTTTCTTATTTGTCATTTTTTAGCTCCTTTCTCAATAAAAATAGTTCTTGTCTTAAACGTTTATTTTCATTTCTATATTCAACAGCCATTTCACGATATCTCAATCTTTCATTATCGCATTGCTCATATCTAGTTTCTTGATAATCAAGTTCAATTTTTTTATGATCAAACAATTCTTGTTGACGTTTTAATTCATTTTGAAGTTTTTTATTTTCATAAACTAAGGGCAAATGTTTTTCTTTTGTCCAATTGATTAAGAAATCTTCTAACTTTTCTCTTTTTGTTGGTTCTTTTTCTATTTCTTTTTTAATATCATTTGTCAAAATAAACTCACCTGCTCATATCCACGTCTCTTTTTATCTTTTTCATAAAATTCAACCAACTTACTATGTTCACTAGTGCCCCACGAATCATACCATTTGTCATCAATTTTATATGTGAAGCTATTAGCTTCTAATAATCCTTGATGTGGTATAAAGACATGTGTCCAGTCTTCTCTTCTTTCTATGTATACTGCATCTGGAAAAACTTTTTTTACATATTCATCTGCAGGTTCTAGATTATAATGATTCATTACTTTATCTTGATGTTCATAAAGAATGTTATTTATCCAGATAGCTTTCATAATTCAAACAATGTAGGTTGATTTAAAGAGCGCTCTAAGTTTTTAATAAAATTCAATCCCGTTTTAAAATAACTTTCTTTGATTTCACAACCTATTCCATTTCTATTTAATTTAACTGCTGAATAAGGAACTGACATAACTCCACCAAAGGGATCAAATACTGTTTCTTTTTCATTTGAATACCATTTGATAAGATGTTCTATCAAATCAAGTTGAAGTGGTGTCATGTGCTTTTCATCTTTTTCTTCCTTGGCAATTTTAGTGTTTAAGACATTTGTTCTTGATACTTTAGGTGATTCTTTACCAATTCCCCAGCAAGGACTAGCTAAACGTGTCCATTGATGAAACTCATCATCGATATTTTCGTGTATTACATGAACCCATTCATCTTCTCGCTCATGTTTTTGCATCAATATAACGTAATCCGGCATTCCCGTACGTGTGATTTCAGCAAACTTCTTATAAGAGTTCCACAAGATAGATGCTGATTTAGTTCTAGTAGCTTCAATTTGAGGATCCTTAAATACTGTGATTTCTCCGTGATAAGTCCATCCATGCTTTTGAAAAGCTTTGATGGTCATTCCTCTAAAATCTATCAAGCCCATTGTTCCATCTCTTCCTTTGAAAGTTGGAATCTGCATCACGTGTAATGCAATGATGCGCCCCGGTCTTGTTATTCTATAAAGTTCTGGAATCAAGTAATCCATTTGTTGAAAAAATTCATTTAAATCTTTTACATTGCTAAAATCTCTAGGATCATCACTGTAAGTATAAAGGTTAGCAAATGGAATCGATGTGATTGTTAAATCGATGCAATCATCTGGCAACTGTCTACATACATTTACGCAATCATCATTGTATAATTTGTAACTCATATAAATGCAGGTAAATCAATCTTTTGAGATTGGTGTACCTCTTCTACCTCACTTTCATTAAAATTCAATAACTGTATTTCTTGAACAGACATATCCATTTGATTTTTCAAATTATGCTGCAATTCTTTTTTCTTATTGACATTGTCCAAAATGTGAAGTTCAGTACTCCCTAAAACGATATAAGAAAAAACTGTATGCTTTTGTCCAAATCTATAGATACGTCGCAATGCTTGATGATAATTTTCATAAGAATAAGTCAATCCGCAAAAGATCACATTATGGCATTTTTGAAAATTCATTCCATAACCGAATATTTTAGGTTTTGAAATCAACACTCTTGTTTTTCCTTGTTTAAAATCCAATGCGCATTGTTCTTTTCTTTGAGGTTTATCGCTTCCTCTTACTTCAATTGCTTTTGGAATGTATTTTTTTAATAAATCAGCTTCTAAATTTGTATCACACCAAATCAAGTATTGATCATCATCTTTCATTACTATTTCAGCACATTTTTTAGCACGTATATCAGCAGTTCTATTTTTCTCTTTATGAAATGAAGTGGCTGATGTTCCAATGTCTCTAAATAGTCCATGTTCAAAGCTATCATCAATCACATCAATATCGATAATGATATTCTTTTCGATAAGCTTAGGTAAAACATAATAATCAGCATTAAATCCTAAGTCTTTTGGATTCTCGATATTGACTGACCATGAACAGCACCATCTATAAAAATCCTTTGTGGCATGACCTTTTAAGCGATATGTTCCTGTTTTCATATCATTTATGAAATAAGTTGCTAAAGCTTGTGCAGTAGTGATTATTCCTAAAAAATCAGCATGATTGAGCAATTCCATTAAATCATTTGGTGCAGGAGTTGCAGTACAACATAACTTGTATTCAGTATCTTTAAATAAATTAGTTAAGTTTACTCTTGTTTTACCAGTAAAATTTTTTAAGATACTTGATTCATCCAAAACTACACCAGAAAACAAAGAAGTATCGATGTTATCCAACTGCTCATAATTGGTAATATAAAGCCCGTTATCAATAGAAAAATCATCTCTTAATACGTGAACCTTATAACCTAATAATGGAGCTTCTTCATAGGCTGTTTGTACAGTTACACCGAGTGGCGCAACTATCAATACTGGCTTGTCAGTATAAATATTTACTTGATGTGCCCATTCCAATTGTTGCAATGTCTTTCCCATCCCGCATGCTTCAAAAAGACAAAATCTTTTCTTTTTGAGTGCTTTTTTAACGATGGCTTTTTGATAATCAAATAAAACGGAGTTTAGATCATCAACTTCAATATCAATTCCATTTGTTTCTTTGATTTTCTTTTTTGATTCCAAAAATTCTTGATAATTCATTTTTTCACTTCCTTTTCAAAGGATACATAATTAATAAAGCTCTATGCTTTTGTTCAGTTATCATCGTCAGACGATAACCAATCAAACTATATTGATCAGCATAATTCTTTCTAAATATTTCTTTCATATCCTCATAATCGATGCATTCAAAGATGGCTCTTTTGTATGTTTTTTGCATATTTTACCCCCTCAAACACCTATATAACTATGACGTATAACCTATAATTATACGACATCATTTAAACCTCTCTAAACCCTTATGTAGCAAGGGTTTAGAGAGATTTTGATATCAAAAAACTTTTTCTATTTTTTCTTCTACTTTTTTCATTTCCTGTATGATTTCTTCTATTTTTTCATTAGAATGAATAAACAATGGATTGAGTATTACTTTTGCATATTCACGTGTGATAATTTGACTTCTATAACTAATCTTTCATCATAATCATCGATAGCAAAGCCACTTACAGTTAAATTTAAGATTTTGTCTTTTATACAGTCCTTATATTTCTTATCCGTAGTGATTAATACATAATCTTCATCACTAGAAACTCTATTACTGTTAACAATACTGATTTTGTAATTTTCATTTTGAAAAGCTTCCAAAAATTCTTTTAATGTTTTCATTTCCATCACCTCTTTTTTAATATTTGATTCTTTCCACATTCTTTTTCTTTTCCTCAACAGAAGTATTTGCGTATATTTCAGTTGTTTTAATATCCGAGTGTCCTAGAATCCTAGCAAGCTCTGTTGAGTTGCCACCGGCTTTTAAAAACTGGATAGAAAACATATGTCTGAATGAATGCGGGTGTGCCTTTGCTAAATCAATACCTCTGCACATTCCACATATCTTTAAAATTCTTCTTTCGACTGTTCTTTCTGATATCATTGAACCATCATTCTTTTTTTCTGATGGAAATAACGTACCAGATTCAATCTTTTTATCTTTGGCATATGCAAGTAGCTCTCTTCTCAAATCTCCTCGCATGGGAACGCTACGTTCCTTACCTTTATTAAATACAGTTACATATTTTTTTGATTTGCTCTCTTTGATATTTTCAACTGTATAGTATTTAAGCTCAGAAACACGTATTCCCGTATATGCAAATATCTTCATGATCATGTAAGTTTCAACGTTTCCCGTCTTTTTCGCTTTTGAAAGCATACGTTTAAATTCTTCTGGTTTGATGACATTTTCAATTGATGTCTTTTCCTGCTCTTTGATAACTTTCAAACGATAGTCACTTACATATGTTTTTGCCTTTGTGGAGTTGTATTCCCCTTTTTCATTGAGTTCTACATATTTGACAAACTTATTGATTATGATGATGTAGTTATTGACTGTTTTAGTAGAAAAGTTTTCTACTATTTTTTTCTTGTAAGAAATCAAATCACTTTTTGCTACATCCTCCTTATCGAAAAAATCAACAAAATCACTTACGACTTTTCTATACTTGTTATAAGTAGATGATGCTTTTTCATCCATAACTTCATCTTCAATAAATTCATCTATGTATGATTTAAGCATCGATTTTGTCAATTTTATTTTCATCTCAGATGTTTCTCCTTACGTTCTTTTTTTCAGTAAAGTCTTTCTTTCTCATACGTACATAGATGTAGTACATATGATTGACTTTGTTATAGCGGATTTCATGATCAAGATAGGTTTTAGATTTATAATTGCTATTCATATAAACTGATACATTTGTATCATCAGCAATCATATTTCTAATCTTCTTCTTAGAAAAAGAAGTATAGCTTTTTCTTTCTTTTGGCTTTTTAAGACCTTTCGAGGATTTCCACCTCTTTTTTCCTTTTGGATCTTTTGACAAATAATTAGCAAGACCAGACAGTTCATATTCATCTGGTTCAAGTTCTTCGACTTTTGTTCTTATTCCATTTGTCCATAAGTCCTTCATCACTTTTCTATCGATACCTCCATCAATAATCAAATGATGATGAACCCTAATTTTCTTTTGAAGATCATACTCCGTCACATAGATATATTTGGCATTTTGAAGCTTCTTTTTCTTTCTTCTATAGTTGATTTTTCTAATCAACTTGTAAACTTCCTTTTCAGCATCTTCAATGCTTGGTGGAAGATTTTCATTTGAATAAGTCAAATGCATAATGTAATCATCTTTAGTGAAGTTGGAATTAATCAATCTAATGAATTGCTTTCTTGAATTTCTATCATTTAGATTTTTCTGCGCTTTCCTTGATTTTCTTTTTACCTTGAATTCTTGAAAATCCTTTTTATTGAAAATTGGATAAAGTTCAACCTCAAACATATTTCCAGCACTTATTGTTTTAGCAACATAATGATGATCAATGCTGTTTGTCCTTAGAAGATTTTCTATTTCCTTTTCTTCTAGCTGATTGATAGGTGTATCATACAAGGATTCATAGTCATATTCTTTATCTGTGTATTTCTTTTTCGTCGACTTGTTAGGACGCATTACAAGAGATACAAGGCATCATAGAAACTATATTTTTAATAGAATATATCTACTTTTTTTATAGAAATATGCTATAATAATTGTGTTAGGTTAATATAATTTCTAGATGCCATTGACCATTGGTTGATGGTTTCTTTTTTTATTGAAAATATTTATCTATGAAATCCTTGCTTTCTTGATACATCTCACCTTTTATGAGTTCATTCGCTTCCAAAAGCACTTTTCTTTTATTTTCTTGCTCATTCAAAATCGCACATAGCTTTCCAAAAATCATTACATCACTCAAATAATAATGCGCAGCCAATGTATCAAAATCATCACATACACCCGCATTTTCAAAATTTTTAATGTTTTTCAATACATAAATATTTAGAAAATCATTGTATGTATCTCTTTGCCCATCTTTTGATTCGATTGATGACAAATCAAGAAACAATTGAGTTGCTACTGGACTGCAGTATTTTTCAGTATCCATATATTTTCTCTCCTTTCAAAAAAATAAAAAGCTATTATCAAAACGTATTTATCACTTAAAAACATCGTATTTTTCTCTTTTTATGTTTGTAATCAAAATCATTTTGCAAATTTGGAGGCATGAGAATGATTGATAATAGCTTTTCAGAGGTTATTACCTCTTAGCAATCATAGAATTTTTGTAAAGGGACTTGTGTATCGATTGTAGTAATAGTCTCTATGATTGCTAACAGATAAGAACTATCTGTTATATTTAGAAAATGATTGACAATAGCGCATCAGCTATCATTGTTAGCAATTTTGCAAAAATCAAAAGAACAACTATGATTGTGATCAATCCTCTAGAAGAAAGTGTTTCAATTTTCATTTCTTTAGTTCTCCCATTTTTTAACCATGAAATTACTATTTTCATTTTTTAGTTCATCCATTTCTTCTAAAATACGTTCCTTTTCATTATGCATTTCTCTAACTTGATACTTTAAAGCACTTACTTTATTCGCTAATTGAAACCACATTTCTTCTAATTTTTTATAATCTTTTATTAAAAGCATGATTATAATTGCTTGAATCACATTGACTATAAATGAAATTAACAGAACCATATGAATTCTCCTTTCAATGTTAATATTAAAGTTTCTCAACTGAAAGGAACCTGCCATCTGAAGGAAGTTCAACAAATGAAACACATACGTACAAACAAATACTAGTAAATGGTATTTAATTTAATGACAAGTTCCTTTCAGCTGAGAAAATATTTTTATTAAACTTTATTTAAGATTTCTTCCATTTTTAGTGACAAATCTAATGTTCTCGCTGTTTCAATAGCATTAAATAAATAATGATATTCATCTTTGCTAATGATGTCTTGGAGATACATGGTTTCAACGTATGCATCTAACTTTCCGCTAAAATAATCTTTCAAATCTTCAGTTTTTAGAAGATCTAAAAAACATCTGTCAAATCTAATGATTAAAATAGTTTGCTTGTTTTTTACGACTTTCATTTTATAAATCCCCTTTCTATGTATTTAAAATTAGGTAATCTCGCTTTATAATTGAATTACAATGCTCCCCAGTATTGAAATCTCAATTAGAAAGCGAGGTGAATTAAAATGCAATTTGGAATAACTATTGCAATATCCGTTTTATCTTTATTAGTGTCGATTTGGGCCTGTCATCAAACTTCAAAAACTACTACACTTGCAAACAAAGCATCTATATCCATGTATCTTATTTTTATAAAGGATCGTACATATTTAAAAATTAAGAATTTTGGAAATAGCAATGCTTTAATCAAATCATTTCAAACTGATGTGGATGTTCAAAATTCAAAGAAAAATGATTTATTTCCATTCCCATATGTTGGTATAAAAAATATAAATATTGCTCCCGGCACATCAATGATTGCATTGCTAGATAGAAAATATATTGATAAAAACCATTGGATTTCTGTTGAATATTTTGATGAACTTACTAGAAAAAACTATTCATTTAAACTAGAGATAAATTCTTATCAAGAATACGCATGTGTTTATGAAGATAATTTCAATCTTATTGATTATTAGAAATTATGTTCAAAATTTCATACATGGTTTTATTTAGCTGAATAATGTTTTGATTTATCTCTTCTAGTTTTGAATCTCTACGTTCTTCAGCTTCTTCTTTCAGCATTATTTCAAATTCTTCATCATTCAAAATTCCACCATTTTCTAAAACTTTTCGTAATGAATGTTTTTTTATTTTCTTTTCAACTTTGTTTCCACTACAATAAACGTTCATATGTTTATACCTTTCTAGGAAGCTTCACGTTTAGCAGCTTCTTTAATTTCCTTTGCTGTTAATCCCATAAAATCTAACAGCCTGTTAACTAGAATTACATTAAAACAGTTTTCTAATCCTTCAGCTTCTATTTGATTTCTAATTTGATGATAAATCCTACTTGCTTTCGTACTTCCACATGGCACAAATTTAGCCACCTCACTGCATGTTAAATATCCTTTATTGATATATTGCAATCTGGTTTGATTGATTTTAGAGGTATCTATAATTTTTCTTGGCATTTTTAATCACTCCTTTTCTACTTTTGATGCTATCGTTTGAAATTCTTACTTCTTATTCCTTTGTTACCTCGAAGCAATGTACTTCCCAAAGAAAAAAGTATCAAAGAAACTGCGATTGAAAATTTTAAATCTAACATGAAGAGCTACTTAAACTCAAAATTTATACGTTTTATTAAGAAAAAGTTACCCATTTTCTTTGAATCGTTAATTTTTGGTTTGCTTCAATATTTAATATTCAACGCACTTGGCATGCATTAAGCATGTCTTTTCTTTTTTTGAAATACATTGCTTAGAGATAACAAATGAATTTTGATAGCTGTACATCTTGTTTGTCAAAATGACATTTTAGTATCACTTATTTGTTGTAGTATTTTCCATTTTCACGTGTCTCCTTTTTTTATTTTTAGTGGTAGTATTTTCCTAACTATGTTAAGCATTCTGAAATAATTCTTTTATATCTCCATTAAATTTGAGATAGTCAAGAATATGTTTACATTCTGATAAAGTAAATTCATTTTTTCCATTTAGTTTACAAGAAACTGTACTTGTTGAAATATCTAGCTCTTTCGCTAACATTTCCCTTGTAATCTTTTTTTTCTTCAATTCTCTTTCTAAAATGTAATACATTCCTTTTTCTCCTTCCTGATGTACGATATTTCGTTTATCTAACTCAAATATATATGTTATAACGTATATTGTCAACTAAATTCCGTATATTTTTACGCTTTTTCGTTTATTGTTGTTGAATTTCGTATATTTTTAATATAAAGTTAAGTTATAGAAAGGAATGATTAACATGTCTATTGAACAAGAACTAAAGCAGCTGATGATTGCTAAATCTTCTAGTGTTCGCCAATTTGCTATAGATGTAGAACTACCCTATACAACTATTATGTCAATGTTAAATAAAGGAATCGGAAATGCAGGAGTAAATAAGATCATTAAAATTTGTGATTATTTAAAAATTGATGTTGATGCACTTGCAGAAGGTAGGATAGAAGAAAAAATGAATCATGGTTCAAATCTTAGTTATTCAGAACAAGAACATATTGAAAAATATCGCTCTTTAAATAAGGATGGCAAAGAAATAGTCGATATTATTTTAGAAAGAGAATATCAGTTTTTAGAATATCGTAAAAAAATTGAAGATATTAAAGGAAGTGAAAAATAATTATGGGTAAATATTCTAGAAAGAGCAAAATTTTAATTACTGTTTTTGGTGGATGGTTTGGTCTGCATCATTATTTAAGCAAAAATTATAAAAAAGGTGTGCTTTATACCCTTACTTGTGGTGGCTTTTACATTGGCTGGATTATTGATATAGTTAAAGTTTTAAAAGATAAGACAACAAGTGAAGATGTACAAATGAAAGAAGAAACACCTATAAAAAATGAAGTAAATAACAATTCTATCAACGATAATGTAACAATCAATAATGAAGTCCCTGTTATTGATTTATCTGCTGAATATCAAAAAGTTAAAACATTGGATATGCCAAAAGATTATGTAACTATTGATGTTGAAACTACTGGTTTAGATTTTAACAATGATAGGATCATTGAAATTTCGGCTATTAAATATATAAATAATAGCGAATTCGATTCATTTTCTTATCTCGTTAATCCAAATATGAAATTAAGTGAAACAATTATAAGAATTACTGGTATAACAAATGAAGATTTAATAGATAAACCTACAATTGATGAAGTTTTACCTAAATTCATTCATTTTATTGAAGACTATACATTAGTTGCTCATAATGCTTCTTATGATTTCAAAATGATTACAGCTGAATGTAATAGATGTCATTTGGATGTGATTAAAAATAAAGTTGCTGATACGTTAGTTTTTGCTAAAAGATATTACTCAAAAAAGGAAGTTGAAAATTACAAACTAGAGACATTTAAAAAATATTTTAATTTAGACTATCAATCACACAGAGCACTTGCTGATTGCTATACGTGTGCGTATCTTTATCAACAATGTTTAGAAAAATATAAAGAATCAACGCCACAATTAAACGATGATGAAGTAAAAGCATTAGAAATAGTAAAAGATATTTTACAAAAAAATAATCTTGATACTTCTGCACTACGTGGATTTTTATTAAGTTCTAATGTATTATCAATATCTATTTTTTATAGCATTTTTAAAATAAAGTGTAGAGGAAAATTAAAATATATATTATTTGATAGCAACATAACCGAAGAATCATATGATTTTTCAAATTTTGAATTAGCTGCACCTAGTAAAAGTGAAAATTCAAATTTCAGAATTCTATATAGTGATGTAAATGAATTATATGAATTAGAAAAAATTATTGTAGACGAATATTTAAAAACAAAAAATAATGTAGACTATTATATTAGTGAGGTTTCTTCTGGCAAAAGAAATTTTGATGATTATTTATTAACTGGTTATAAAATATAAAAAAAATCAGTGGCTGGCACCACTGATCGTTACACATGAAAATGGAAAATACTACCACATATTTTCTTCAAAACATAAAAAAACTTTTTATGCTTTTTCCCTCATGAGCAAATTTATTTTACCATATCTGCTCATGAATTTAAAGTTACAAACAAAGAATCAGTAATTAGTATAAAATATATCATTAATTACGATTTAATATTAAAAAATACTTTATATTACTTAAAAGAAAGGATATGACTATTT